AAGAAGAAACAGAACAATTTTTAGAAAAAATGTTTCGTGTAAAAAAGGATCGAAGAGTTATACCTGTTTTAGTCATGGGGCTTCGCCCAAAATCACACAGTCGACATGAAGTATTTTTAGCAGACGAAATGTTTATATTTGAATGAAAGTAGGAGGTTGCATGAAAACAATTCATATTACTGTAAGTTCCGCTGCTGGTAGCGGAAAATCAAGAGTGCTTTATTTAATTAAAGAAACGTTGCGTAATCGAGGATTTGATGTTAAATTTAATGGAGGTATGGATTTTTCAACTGAAAAATCTTTTGATGAACAGATGCATGAAAACATTTATGAAGTGATTGATTCAATTGCTGATATGTCAGAAATTGTTATAGAAGAAAAACAACTTAATAGAAATGTGAAGGAATAAAATAGAAGGGAAAATTAATGGACGTTAGGAAGAATCAATTAGTTAAATTCACACCGCCAGTTGGATATGAGGATGAATATCCATTTGAAAAAGATGAAGTGGTTTTGTTTCTGGGTGAAATTGAATTAATGAGTGGACATTGTATTGTAGTTAAAAAAACTGGGCAAGTATTGTGGGGATACCACACTGATAATTTTATACCGATCACAGAGGAGGAAATATGATAAATTGGGAACGAGAAACAGATACACACATATATTTTTGGAATGGTATTTTTTCCAACTTTCATTCAGTGGAATTTGAATATAAGGATCACATATTTCAAAATACTGAACAGGCTTTTATGTGGGAAAAGGCTATGTATTTTAATGATATGGTAATGGCAAACAAAATACTTAATACTCCAATACCTGGGAAAGCAAAGGCATTAGGGCGGAAGGTGAAGAATTTTGATGATAAAAAATGGACTCTTATTTCATATCAAATTATGTGTAATGTCAATCGGGCGAAATATGGTCAACATTCTGATTTACAAAAAGTGTTATTATCTACAGGCTCCAAAATTATTGTTGAAGCATCTCCTTATGATAAAATTTGGGGAGTTGGATTACATTGGTCTGACGACAAACTTCTTAATGAATCAAATTGGGATGGATTAAATTTATTAGGAAAATGTTTAATGGAAGTAAGAAATGGATAAATGTGAATTATGTGGACGAGAAGTAGAAGTTATTACGAGACATCATTTAAAGCCTAAGAGTCGCGGTGGAAGTAAAGGCGACGTTGCTATGTTTTGTTTATCGTGTAAGGATATGGTTCATCGTTTGATACCAAACAAGGACTTGGATAGAAAGTATGATACTGTAAAAAAACTACTTGACAATCATGGTATTATTCATTATATTGCCTGGGTAAAGAAACAAAAGAAAGAACATATAACAATCGCAACCAAAAAGAAGAGAAACAGATGAACCAAGAATTTAAAGAACTATATCAGGAAATTATTTTAGAACACAATCGTTCTCCCAGAAATTTTGGTAAACTTGAAAATGCTACTCACACGATGGAAGGTATAAATCCACTCTGTGGAGATCAGTATACGATTTATCTTAACATCGAAGATAACATTATTAAAGAAGTGGGATTTGAGGGATCGGGTTGTGCTATCTCAAAGGCGTCTGCTTCAGTGATGACGACTACAATAAAAGGGAAAACCCTGGAACAAGCAGAAGAGTATTTTGCTGTATTCCGTAAAATTGTTACAGGTGAAGCGGGTACAGAGGAAACTTTCGATAACGTGGGTAAAATTGCTGCCTTTACCGGAGTCGCAGAATTTCCGGTGCGTGTGAAATGTGCTTCTTTGGCTTGGCACACAATGCTTAACGCTTTCAACGACAAAAATAAAACAACTATCTAAAAAATAAAGTTGACTTCATATAAAAAATGTTGTATATTGCCTGTGAGTTAAGGATAAAACTAAACTTTTTGGAGCATATAATGACAAAGGTTATGGAACTTAGAAATAAAATCAATGAAAACGGTGTATCAGAAGACGGGATATGGCAATCTATTCTCGACATAGGTTACGATGAATGGGTAAATCATCAAAAGTGGTCATATGATGATATGCTTAAATGGATGAATAAAAATTATGGTGATTTCGCTACTATGGCTATTTTGATTGGTAAATACAATCAACAAGTTTGTAACGGTGGACATCTTCAATATTTTGATAATGGGTATGCTACAAGTGGTGGTGGAATGTTTAACCTCCATTCAGAAGATATTCATTTACATAATGAGATGATGGAATTGATGGAAAAATTTGAATTGAATACAATGGACGAATTAACCGTTGCTGTTTTTAATATTATGATTGATTTTAATGTCCAATTGGATGAAGAACAATATTGTTACGACCATTGTTCAGAATGTGGTGGTAGAGGAACTATAAATAGTATTGATGAAGAGGAAGAAGAATGTCCTGATTGTGATGGTGGTGAAATAGAATATGAAAATCCTGACTTTAATCATCCTACGAATCCAGATGATTGGAATAAGCTTGACACTCGTTATTATGAAGTGTCTGACAAATGGGAAGATTGGTTTGAATTGTTTGTAGAAAAAACGGTGTTTGGAAAATGATATTAAAAATATGAGGGTCATTTATGGAAACAAAACACGGACTTAGCGAACAAGAAATTAAAGATGCATTTGATAAGATGTCTGAGCAGATTAAAACTGCTGCAGCACGTCCTACAGGTGCATCTACTCCAGAATATACTCCTCCTATCATATCAAGATTTATGGATGATCAACCAATAGATGAACCAGATCCACTCAGTTCAATCAATTCACAACCAACAGCGTCATTGAACGATAATCCTGTTCACCAAATTAATATAGAATATGGTTCACAGGCATTTGGTTCAACTATGCATACTGGAACTAATTATTCAGGTCGTCCAGACATAGAAGATTATCGTTTGCGTACAATACGGAACGAAATTCAAGCACGACAATCTAAACAATCCAATATGGAACAAAATGAACTTAGAAACGTTAAAACTGTTAATCGTAGTGTACAAATTCTAAAGGTGGTAACAAACTTAAATAAGTTATTCTTATTCTGTATTACTAAAATCAAACATTTTTCTATCATTACATATAAAGGTTTTTATGGTTGGATAACATATGAAGAAATAACGAACAAATAAATAGGAGGACAAGGCTATGTATTCATTTTCAGGCTTTATGGTATTGTTGGTTTGTCTGGGTTTAGCGTATTATTATATCATGAAATGGTATGATATTAGGCAGGCAGAAATCGAAGAAAAGATAAACGATGCTAAAGAAATTGGTGAATTAGATGACAAAGTTAAAAAGGTTAATGTTGATAAACTTAAAAAACAGAAAGGGAATATAAAGAAATTTGAAAATAGTTAATTAATTATTCATTAAACAAAAAGGGAGGTCTTTTTATGAAGATCAGTAAATCCAAAATTGGATTAGTTTTTATTGGAATAGCAATTGTTATAGTTGCTGTTTTATTCGGCCGGTTGGCTGAAACAAATGATGCAGGGTTTTTCCGGATTAAACAAGCGGCTTTTACAGGTGACATGACTGTAAGAATTTTACCTGGAATGTATGGACAATGGTTCGGGGATATTTTTATTTACAAAGAAGTGGCTACTATTGGTATTGGAGATCAAGAAGGTGAAGGTTCAGCAGATTTACCTGCTGTGAGGGTTATTTTTAATGATGGTTCTATGGCTGATATTAGTGCTTTAGTTCGTGTTCAATTACCTCGAACAGTGGAACAAATTAAAAACTTAAAGAAAGAATTTTCTGGCGGTTATGACCATTTCATCAGGTCAGGAGTTGTTCCTATTGTAGAAAATGCTATTAAATTATCTGCTAACTTACGTTCTGCACAAGATGCTTATACTACATTAGCTTTATTCCAGCAAGCTATTGAAGATCAATTGCGTAATGGAATTTATGTTACGAAAAGTGATAAAGTTATAGTTACTCGTAGCACAGGTGATACTGAGGAACAAAAAATTACTGCTGTGGTATATCATCCAATGGACAGCGATAAACTTGATGTTAATGGTCTTCCTTTAGCTGGAAAACCAATGCGGATGCAAAATCGTTTTGCTGAACTTGGTTGTGAAGTTAAGGAATGTGTAATCAGCAAACCTCAATTTGATCCTAAAGTTGATGAAATGATTGCAGCTCGTAAAGACGAAGCGATGAAGACTGAATTAGCTAAACAAGAAGCTATTCGTGCGAAACAGGATGCTATTACAGCCGAAGAAAAAGGTAAGGCGAATGTAGCTACTGCTAAATACGAAAAGGAAGTTGAACTTGTTAAGGCTACGACTAAAGCTCGCGAAAAATTTGAAGTTGCGCAGTTTGGTGCAAAGGAAGCTCTTGAAGCAAAGAAAAAGAAGATTTCCATTGCTCAAGGTGTGAAACAAGAATTGCTTATTGCTGATGGATTGTCTGCTCGTGCAAAGTTTCAAATTGAAAAAGATGTAGAACGCGACATTGGTGTGGCTCAACATATGTCTAAGTGGGTTGGACCTCAAATTGTTATGACTGGTGGTTCTGATGGTAAAGGTGGGTCTGGAATTGAAAATGCGTTAATGATTCAAATGATGAAAGAAATCATTAAAAAGTAGAAGATATTAATTCGTGGGGAGGGTGAAATTCCCTTCCCTTTATTATTATGAGGAAAGTTATGAAAGAAGTTACAATATCTCTATATGTTAAATCTTTATTTTTTAAAATAGTAATGGCTATATTGATATTTGCTGTTGCTATGTTATTATATAGAATTTATTATCCTGTCGAAAAAGAAGAAACAATAATACAACGAACATATTTTGTGGATAGAGGAGAACATTAAATGCCAACTTTTGAAATTTTACGAGACGATGATGTAGTTGTATTTCAAGAAGCATTAACTCGACAAGAATTAGAATCTGATTACTTATTAGAACTTCGTTCAGAAAATAAAGAAAATTCTTATACTGTATTTAAGCTGGACGATGATTTGGTTCGAATAGGAACATCGAAAAACTATATTCCATATTCAGAAGATAAGGATATTCCTATAAAATCTGTTTTTCATAATAATCTTTTTTCAGATTTATTAAACACATTTAATATGAGGGGATTACATGGATTATCTGGATTATCTGATGGTGAATTACCTGAATTGATTGATGAATTTGGAGGAGATGAAGATGAGTAATGGTATTATAGAAGTTAAGAAAAAGAAATCATTCCGTCAATCTACAGATAAATATGTTTTTTGTAGGAAATGCGGAATTAAAGAAGTTAAAATATCAGAAGAAGCCATTAGTGGAATTTGTTGGTTGTGTGTATTAAAAGGAGTTGACCCTCCAATTCAACTTATGTTAGAGCGAAAGAGACTTGAACGAGAAAAACATCCACCTAAACAACGTGGTTGGCAGTTTATGAAGGAATATGTTGATGAAGAAGGGAATGTGTATCATAAGGGAGTAGAACAGCCTGATTTGAAGGACACATTACCGTCGACACCAAAAAAAGAATCAAAGAAGAAGTCCTTTGAAGAAAAACAAATTCACGAAGAAAAGAAACATTCCAAGTTAATCAAACGTTTTGAGAAGGCGAAAAAAGAAAAAAAGAAAAAGCAAAAAAATAAATTTACGAATAAACCGTTACGAACAAGAAACAAAAAATAGGAGGTGTATTATGAATGTACATTTATTAATTATCGATCCACAGAATGATTTTAGTAATCCACAAGGTTCATTATTTGTTCCTGGTGCTGATGATGATATGAAACGTTTAGCGACAATGGTTAAACGTGTAGGAAACAAATTAAACGATATTCACGTTACGCTTGATTCACATCGTACCGTTGATATTGCTCACCCTGTTTTCTGGAAAGATTCAGCTGGGAAACATCCAAATCCTTTCACAATCATAACGTTACAAGATGTAGAAAATGGAACATGGCAAGCTACGAATCCTGGATTCTCTGCTCGTGCATTAGATTATGTGAAACAATTGGAAACCAATGGTCGTTATCCATTGTGTATTTGGCCTGAACATTGTATAATTGGTACCTGGGGTCATTCAATTTATCCTGAACTTTCTGATTCTTTACTTGATTGGGAACGTGACAGATTTGCGATTGTTGATTATGTAACAAAGGGTAGCAACGTATTTACTGAACATTATTCTGCTGTTCAAGCTGATGTACCTGATCAGGCTGATCCTTCAACGATGTTAAACAGTCGTTTGATTGATATTTTACAGGATGCTGATTTGGTTGCTATTACAGGTGAAGCATTGAGTCATTGTGTGGCTAACACAGTTGGCGACATCATTGATAATTTTGGTGCTGAAAATGTTAAGAAACTTGTTTTGTTGGAAGATACGACAAGCAACGTCACTGGATTTGAAAATCTTGGTGAAAATTTTGTAAAGGATGCTGTTGCTAAGGGAATGCAGGTTTCTACATCTACGGATTTTTTGAAATAAATGGAGAATAAACAATGTCAGATTATCTTAACTATGTACCGGGACTTCCGATAAAATGTAATAGTCCATCACGCGATCCGCAACAATCACAGATACCGCATATTGTAGGTGTTATTAATATTATTACGGGTGATGATGGAAAACAACGGTATGTTGGTGATACATATGAAGTAAATGAAGAATATTATTCAGAATATTCATATTTGATAAAATTATTTATGAAAGAACATGGATTAATTAAATGAGGAGGATAAGTTATGCCTTTATTAATGGATGAAACTCAGGAACAAATAAAATCCGGCTCGAATTATAAGTTCAGTGCGGTGAAATTAGATTCACTTGGAGCCAGTGAATATACATTGGTTACAATTGTCGTAGACCGTTCGTCTTCTCTATATGGTTATGACAGGGATCTTGAAAAGATGATTAAAGAATCAGTAGATTCATGTAAAAAAAGTGGTCGTGTGGAAAATCTTCTTATTAGATTAGTATCATTTAATCAGCAGGAATCTGAAGAACATGGATTTAAGTTATTGAATACGATTGATTTAGTTGATTATGATAACTTAATTAAAACATCTGGTTCAACTCGTTTGTTTGATTCGGCATATCATGCTATTGAAGCGACAGCCGAATATGCAAAGATTATGGCTAAACAGGATTATTTCTCTAATGCCATTATATTTGTTATAACTGATGGTGATGATAATTCGTCAACATATGGGCCTGGACAAATAAAGACGCTTCTTGAAAAGGTTCGTCAATCAGAGGATTTGGAATCTATTGCTGTTGTACTTGTTGGTATGAATGGAGAAGCATATGTTCAACAATATCTTGACGACTTCAAAAAGGATGCTGAACTTGATGAATATATTGATATGGGTGATGTATCGGCTTCTAAACTTGCCAAACTTGCCGGTTATATTAGTAGAAGTATAAGTTCAACTTCTCAGGCACTTGGTGGTGGTGGAAAATCAACATCATTGTCATTTTAAGGAGGTTAAAAAATGGGATGTTTTAGTTATGTGTGCCAAATATGTGGAGACCCAGTAAATTCTGATAGTTTTTCTGGTGAACATGTTAAGTTATTTCTGTTAAAAGAGGGAAAGGTCATTGAAAAACTAAGTGGACAATATGATAGTTACGGTAGAGTATTTGATGAAAATATGAAATCTATTGAATGGAAAATGGATTGGACTGATGTATGTGATTTAGAATTTAGCAAAGATAAATCAAATGGTATCGCTGCTATTCATACAGATTGTTTTGATGGTACTATTCCAATAGAAAGATCAGAATCCGATCCTGATCAGGGATGGGGCGAATATAAACATTCTACGGATGGTACAAATAACGAAGGGTGAATATATGAATTCAGATAGTCATTTCTTAATAGGGCATAGTCATAATGTATGTGAAGATTATGCCCTTTCAGGTAAACATAATGATTTACATTATGCTATTGTATCAGATGGTTGTTCGGCGTCAAAGGATGTAGATATTGGTGCTCGAATTTTAGCGAAGACGGCTGAATCTGTTATTAAAGCTGTGTATACACATCCGTATCAACCTCATTACTATTGGAATATCATAGGTAGCATGATTATATCAAATGCTCAGAGGACTATTCGTAGTCTCGGGATAGCAGATACAGCACTTGATGCTACGTTATTATTTGCAGTTGGATATGAAGATAGAGAATCTTTTTCTCTCTTTGCTTATGGTGATGGTTCATTTTCGTATTATGACATTGATAATAAATTACATATCATTGATATTGAATATGAAAGTGGTGCTCCATATTATCTGTCTTATCGGCTCGACAAACAAAGACAAGAGGGTTACCGTGAGAATTTTCCTGGGAAAGTTAATATAAATCATTATTATGAAAATGATGATGGAAAATTAGATATTAAGGTTGGAAGTGTTGAACATTATGATTTTGAATTTTGTTTAGATGTTCCAGTTGGGTCATATATATCTGTTTTTTCAGATGGAACACACACATTTTCTGGATTAAAATTTACTGAAACAGCGAAAGAATTTATGAACTTCAAAAATCACACAGGTGATTTTGTAAAACGGCGAATGAATGTTATTAAACGACGATGTGATAAAGAAGGGATTAAATATTCTGACGATGTTTCAATGGCAAGTATTTATGTAGGATAGTATTATGAATAAAAATAAAAAAATAGTTTTATATCCAATCGAAGTACCAAAAGGAATGTATTGTATGGAACATAAAGCACCATTTGCTATATGTGAACATTTGGATAATGAAGGTGGTGTTTCAATATGTAATCTCAATTTTCCATTTCTTAATGATACTGAATATGGAATTACAAAATCTCCCATTTGTGTGAATTTAAAGGATAAAAAATGAAAAAACAAGTTCATATCGAAAATGTTGGGAATGTAGCTCTTACTGATAAAAATTATATTGGTGCTGGTGGTGAAGCGTCTGTTTATCAGTCCGGTAAATTGGCTGTAAAGATTTATCATGATTCAGTCAAAGCAATACCTAAAGATAAAATGTTAGAACTTGGGAAGATACAGGCTGTTAATGTTCTAAAACCATTGCATGTAGTTTACGACTTAAAGAATAAAGATGTAATTGGATATGCTATGCAGTATATAAAAAACACTGAAGCATTATGTAAATTATTTACAAAGTCATTTAAGCAACAACATAATTTAACTCCACAAATTATTATGGGGTTGATTCAAAAGATGCAAGAAACTGTTGCTCAAGTTCATTATGATGATTGTCTTATTGTAGATTTGAATGAAATGAATTTATTGACTTCAAATGATTTTAAGATACCATATTTTATAGATACAGACAGTTATCAAACTCCAAACTATAAAGCTACGGCTATAATGGATTCGATTAGAGATAGAACGACTTCACATGGTTCATTTAGTAATTTAACTGATTGGTATGCTTTTGCTATCATTGCTTTTCAGTTATATATTGGTATTCATCCTTACAAGGGTAAACATCCAAACTATAAGCCGAATCAATGGCAACAGCGAATGGACGATGGAATATCTGTTTTTGATAAAGCAGTATCTCTTCCACCAGTGTGTAATGATTTCAGTGTTATTCCGCATCGCCATCGTACATGGATGGAAGATTTATTTTTACATAACAATAGAAGTGAACCACCTCAAATTAGTGTCAGTGCTCCAATAGCATTTGTTCCTAAGATAGTTATCATTAATTCATCTGATACAGTAAATGTTGATTTAGTTGTAGATTTGGATTCAAAGAAATATGGTATTCAAAGTGTGTATAGTTTTATGGGTACAAAGTATTATCTTACTAACGACTCTATTTACAAAAATAATAAATTGGTGGTTACAAGAGGATTTCGTTCATACGATAAAATTTTATTATGCGAAACGAATGCTATGACTCCTGTCATATGTAAATTAATACATAAGACATTAACATTTGAAAGTGGTAGAGATGAAATAGGGAAACTTCAAACCGATGGTATGATGTATAAGCATGGAAAAATTTATACAATGTCTGGTGGTAATTTATATAGAAATTCATTTCGTGAGATTAATAATAAGACATTGCATCAAATAGATTTTATTTCTCAAGTAAGCGAACATTCATCAAGAATGTTTGAAGGATTTGTATATCAAGATTTATTAGGTAAGCCATATTTTACCATTCCACTTGACGACAAATGTAAAAATTATTACATAAAGGAATTAGAAGGACATAGAATACTGGATGCTAAGGTGGAACGTAATGTATGTGTGGTAATGGCAGAACGTAAAGGGAAGTATCACAGATTTGTAATTATATTTGATTACGACAAAGATACATATAATGTAAGAAAAACAGAAGATGTGTCGTATGATACGGTTAATTTTACTGTCATACAAAAAGGAGTTTGTATTTTGGCTATTGAAAACAAACAGGCTGAACTATTTATAGATAATGTAAAAATTAAAGTCATTGATAATACTCCATTTGACACATCAACGAAATTGATAAGTTTTGATAATGGTGTTTATTTTATTCATGACGATAAATTATTTGCAATTACAATGAAATAAATACTCACCTGCCATTCGTAAGATGTAAGAGCCGAAGCGAGATGGCTCCGCCTTTGAGCGGAGCTTTTTTATTTGACAAGCATATTTAATTTGTGTATATTCTGGTATTAAAAAATAAAAGGAAATAATGATAATACAAGATGAAAAATTTTTACGACAAATAAGCGTACCCGCGACATTAGATGAAGCGAAAGAAATAGCTGAAAAATTATTTGTAGAATTATTACAATGTAAGGATACTGACGTTGGTTTAGCTGCTCCTCAGATTGGGATATTGAAACAAGTTTGTGTTATTAGAGCGATGAAACCGATAGTATTAGTTAATCCTCGTATTGTTAGTGCCGAAGGTGAAACATGGTATCAGGAAGGGTGTTTATCCTTCCCAGGAGCGTCCGTGAGGACACGTAGGCACACCGATATAGTTGTGAAGGTAGATTATTTAGGCGTTGGTACAGAGGTCATACAGGAATGGAAAGAAGATGTAGAATTAGCATTTTCTGGTGATGGATTTCATCAAATTGAAGAAGATATGGCTTTACTTGAATGTGTAGCCGTGCAGCATGAAGTGGATCATTTATCAGGAGTTTTATTTTTTGATAGAGAATGGAAGAATGAACCTGTGAAGGCGAAAAAGAAATATAGTCCAAATGAAAGAATTGATATTATTCATCTTGGAACAAAAGATAGACTTGAGCGTATAAAATATAAAAAGTACGTTAAAGATTACGAACCAGGAGGGTGGAAAATAGATGGATAGGATAATTTACGAATATGATTTCGATGATGAATTTGGTCACTTGGATGACTTGGATGAAGAAAGAGAACCAACCAGAATTATATATGAATATGAAAATGATTGTAACATATTTGAATTTAAGTTATTATGTATTAAATTGGCTGGGAGTATTGGATACAGTCCAGATTCAATCAATGAAGCGTTTGGGAAGGATTCACTTCCGTTAGAAAAGGAAGCATTACGACAAGCTCAAATAAAAGATTTAATATGGAACACAACTTGGCCGGAGGAGAAGTCTGGTATACCATTACATAGATCAGCGAGCGAAGATGAGCGAAGATGAAGGTGTTTAATTTAATTTTATATATTTATATGTGTTCTTTGAAATAATTTGTGTTGAATATAAAGCCTTAAAACATAACAGAAAGGTTTTGAGTTATGCTAATGCCGATGTGCAGGTATCCTTATTTAACACACAACTTTATGGGAGCGTTCATGGATTCGATCAGAGGATAAAAGTAAATGACAGCAATACGTTGGGAAACGTAAAATCTAATAAAGAATAATTAACAACTCATATCAACTTGCTGCGTAATTAATTGCGCAGTCGTCAATCCATCTTTTGTCGAGAGGTGGAAATTGACGCCGTATTCGACAAGAACTTTTGGTGGTAGGTCAAAACAAAAATATCTACTCGTGGGTAATAAATTTTCTTGTTTATTTTTAGTTTATTTTACACGTTAAAATTTAAGAATAAACTATTATTGTAGAAGTCATTTAAGTTTGCTTTTGAGACGCGGGCTCGATTCCCGCCGCTTCCACTTTTAATTTAATACAAAGGAGAATTGAATGGGATTTTTTTCAAACATTTTTAGTTCAAATGATACTTCAAACGCAGCACGTAATGAGCGTACAAGTAATGATCATAAGACTGCTTGGATGACGAATAAACAAACTTATGGAAAATGGTTATCTGCCGCTGATTATGAAGCCAAGACTGGTCGGAGAGGTATACTCGATTCAAACAGTTTAGCCGAAAAACTAGCCAGCTTGGATGATTAATGAGATTAAAACCAAAGGAAAAAGCTAAGTTAGATACACGACGAAAAATGTGGAAGTTGTTTGATTGGCATTGGGCTCATCAGAGAACTGATGGTGGATATTACAAAACAGATTATACGTCCAATGAAGATGAATGTAAAGGTTATGGATATTTTAAACATAATCATTCTTTATCTTGTACTGATCATGCGACTTGTAGAATGCAATTATCAGAAAAACGGCGGGAAAGAAAAAGAGACCGCCGATTAAATAAAAAAGAAGATCGTAATTTAATGAAGGTTATTAACTGTCACGGTGAAATCGAATAATTAAATAAAATTTATAGAAGTGCCATAGGTGTTACTGGAAGCACGCCACGTTGCCAACGTGGAGGAACGAGTTCAAGCCTCGTATGGCGCTCTTTTTTTATTATACTCAAAAACGAAGGAGAATTAAGATGAACTTATTTACTAAAACGAAGTATGCTATTTTAAGCAGACTGGTTTTTGTTAGAGTGTGGTATGAAAATTTAACAAAGGTAAACATAATGGCATTTGCAATTAGTGTTCTTATGCTGTTACTTGTTAATGTAGCATTTCATACACAAACTATAAAGTGGGAAGTTTATAAACAAGAAAAACACATCAGTAGATTAACTGATGATATTTATAGATTAAATAATGATGTTCAACATAAAGATTCGGTAATAGTTGCTGTAAATACTGAACATCAACAAATGAAAGATTTTATTAAGGATGTATTTACCACTGATTATTATACAACCAGTTTAACAGGTTACCATCCAGTAGTTGAACAATGTGATTCAACTCCTGATATTACTGCTGATGGAACAAAGATTGACATAAATAGAGCTGGAGAATATAAATATGTTGCTCTTAGTCGTGATTTGTTAACTCACTTTAATAGTCGTGGTGCGAAAATACGATTTGGTGATTATATCATGGTTAAAGGAACTACAAACAATGATGGTATTTATCAAGTTAGAGATACGATGAATGCTCGACATACTGAATGGATTGATATTTTATTGACACCTGGAGAAAAATCGTTTTATTATAGAAATATCTTAATGACGAAAATAACGAATCCAATATATATTAGTATGTTACAAGATGTGTATAATTTTCCAACACATGCTCCATTAGCTATGGGTGAACCTGAAGTAAAAATAAATTAAATTTGACTTTTAACGCTCCATTCATTATATTATCTGTATACAAAATGAATGGAGCTTTAAATGAAAAAGAATTATCTGCACGAACATCAATCAAAGGGGAAGTCAATTGTTTCTCGTCGTTGGAAACTTGATGTACGAGATGTAGTTAATAATTATGATTTTGGTTTTATTGATGCACATGCTAAAGGTGGAAAATGTGAATTGTGTGGTAATAGTTTAACTTATGTTGCTGTTATTGGTGGTAATCATTTACATGAATCTAATAATTACAAAAAATATTCTGTAGGATTTGATTGTTTACAATTAGTATTTGGTCGTGATTGGAATGATTATCGTAAAGCCAAATATGCCATTGACCAATTGAAAAAAGAAGCGGCTCGTCAACGGCGAATTGTTGATTATGCTGTGCGTTATGATGATATAATTGATTGGTTAAATGAATGGTCTGAGTATGTCGAAAGCAATTGGTTTCTTAGAAGTATGAAAGATGTTTTGCTTTCTGGTTCGAAAGTTTTTACTGTGAACATGGAAGGTTCTGTTCGTACTCAAATGGAAAAAAGTGTTTATTCAGCTGATGAATATACAAAAAAATTAAAACATCACAAAGAACATGTTTTACCTCGTTTGAAGTTACTGTATGATTTGGTTTGCCGTGTTGATAAAATTACTCCTGGAACATTGACTGAATTTAACGACAAAAGTAATTATGCTTTTGTTAATAGTGTTTATTACAAAGCAAAGAAATATAATAAAATATCACCTTCTCAGTTAGAATGGATGAATAAACTATATGACCGATATACAGAACGTGAACAAAATGTAGTTGTCGATACATCAGACATTCCATTCTAAAATAACAAATCTGTTTACAAATTAACCCGACCAGTAAGGTTCACCTGAAAGTTGGGTTTTTTTATTTAAAATGGAACTTAAATACAATAGAATAAGTATAATAAAGGTAATGAATAAAAACTTTACTATATTTAAGGAGAAAGTATGATTGATGAAAAACAAATAGAAACTAATTGGAACAATTTAATTACCTTTATTGAGAATTCGTTTGAAGGAGAACGTGAAGAACGGTTACTTAAATTATATACGGAATACGCTGATAGAATTGCTACATCACCAGCTTCTGGTAAAATCAATTATCATTCTTGTAATACTGGTGGGTATGTACAACATGTATTAAATGTAATTGAATATGTAAACAAGGTATCAAAACTTTGGCAGGGTATTGGTGGGAAAGCGACATATACAGAAGAAGAATTAAATTTTGCTGCCCTTAATCATGATTTAGGAAAAATTGGTGACCTCAATTATGAGTATTATGTTCAAACAGATGAACAATGGAAAATTAAACGCGGACAATTATATGACTTTCATCCACTGTTACCTTATATGGGTGTTCCTGACAGGTCGATTTTTTGGTTACAACATTATGGGATAACAATTACTCACACAGAATATCTTGGTATTAAACTTCATGATGGGCTTTACGAAGAAGGCAATAAAAGTTATTATATGACATATGATCCTCGATTTGGATTGAGAACTATGTTACCATTTGTTATGCATTGGGGTGATATGATGGCGTCCAAACTTGAGTATGAACAATGGTTAGCTACATCAGATGGTATTCGTTTTATGGAAAGTGGAGGAAGCAATGCAGGAGGTATTGTTGCTCCGAAAAGGAAGGCTAAGAAAACACCGTTTACACTTGAACCTGGAGTGGCTACAGAGGGAGTTGATATAAAGTCATTTGAAGAGTTATTTGAAGCCATTGATATGAAAAGCGAGAAGAAAAATGATTGAAATAATAATTATAGCTGTTTTAGTGAGTATGGTCATTGCCGAAGGAATTATTATTCGGCGTAAAATGGCACAAAACAATAGATACCAAAATGTTCTTACTTCATATGAAACTTGGATAGAAAATTTTACATTAACTATAGCATCAATTGATTCTGAATTAGATCGATTGGATGATGCTGGAACATTTCGTTCTGATGATGAAATAGGTTTCTTTTTTCAAGCGATATATTCAGTGTTAAAAAAATTATCAGAGTATGGTTTAATTGACGATCCAGACGAAAAGCCACAAGAACCAGTAGAATATCCAAATGAAATTACTGAAAAGGATAAAACATATAATAGAGTAAAAGAAAGAAATAGATTAGGCATAGATATGTCTGATGTACAGAATTTGTTGAAAAAATAATGTTAATATTGGATAGCAATGGAGAAGATTAATGGCGAGGAATAAAATTTATTTTACGAAGGATGCTGAGAATGCAATTGTTCAATTTAATGGAATGGATGATCAAGTAGCGAAGTCAAAGTTATATCGGGAAAAAATAGAAAAGCCTATAAATAAATTGGTTGAAAATATAATAAATCGTTTTAAGTTTCCATACTTTCAAGGTGTATCAGAAAATTTACAAGCTGAAGTTGTTTCATTTTTAGTTTTGAATATGCATAAGTATCAACAAGATAAGGGTAAAGCGTTTTCTTATTTTTCTATTTTGGCAAAGAATCATTTAATCTTAAATAACACTGACGAATATAAATACAAGAAGACAAAACAACGAATTGATGTAGGTGAAAGCGAATATGTATTTGACATTGTTGATGAGGATCAAGAAAGAAAATTTAATGATGATGTTCCTGAATTTATAGTATTAATGATTGAGTATTGGGAAAAAAATCTATCATGTATATTTACGAAACGGCAAGAAATTATGATAGCTGATGCCATTATTACTTTATTTAGACGATCACAATCAATAGAAAATCATAATAAAAAATCTCTTTATTTGATGATTCGTGAAATGACTGGATTACGAACTCAGTACATTACTGCTGTTGTTAATAAAATGAGGGAACACATAGTTGCCTTACAAAAATCGTATGCTAATACAGGTTATTTCAATACGAATGAATATTTTGATGAATTTATTTGAGTTAATTAATTAAAAATAAACAACGAGGTCTCGCCTATTTAGGTTGAGACCTTTTTTTGTTTACTTTTATATTTATATATGATGAAATATGATTACAATGGAGATTATTATGGACGACAAAAAAGGATACGAAATATTTGAAGGAAAAACGCTTTCTAATTTATTTGAAGATATTTATAATAATTCTAGCACTACACGGAGCCGAGTTGATACTCTTATAGAACAATTAAAGAAATTTGTTACTAATATTGATAGTGCAATAGTTGTTGTTCCTCTTATTAAGGAATATCTTGATATAAAAGTAAAGAGCGACGAACATTTGGTTAAATTATCTGATACTATACAACGAATGTTGCGCAATGAAAAATCATCTGATGAAGATGGAACTCTTATATCAGAAGATGAAAAAAGACAAATACTTGAAAAGGTGCCAACATATGAAGAGGTTAGAATAAAAGAACAAAAACGATTATCTGAATTAGGTAATCAATTTGATGAGATTAAAACTAAATTAGATGTTGATGTTACTGTGGAGAAAAATTAATGGCATTTAGTATAGATAAAAGTTCGGGAGGTAGTCGTTATGGTAATAAACAGGGGATAGCCACACAAGGAACAGATCCTTCTCGAGGAATTGGAGCTCCTAATTATGAATTTTATGAACTTGAATCAGCTGAAGTTATTGATGTTATTTTAAATGAAGAACATCCTGATTTTGAAACATATGAAGATATTGGAAAAGCCAAAATTCGTTTTATTACAAGTGAAGTTGGGAAGGAAGAATCATTATTATCTTGGGCTAAACCGATTGATCCTAATATAAAAGTTTATCCACTTTTACATGAAATTGTAATTGGGGCTGTATTATTTTCAGATTTATATTATACTCAACGACTTAATATATTTAACAATCCCAATGAAAATTCTTATCCCGGTGCGAGTTTGCCTGATTTGTCCAGAGAATATAAATCTAAAAGAAAAGCAAATGACTATGAAGATGTGTCTAATTCTGGTTCTCCAAACAAGAAACCCAAAGCTGGAGATGTTAAGTTAGGAAAAACATTTAAAGTTGGTGATGTTAAGCCAATGCTTCCAATGGAAGGCGATTTAATAATTGAAGGTAGATTTGGACAGTCAATTCGGTTTGGTTCTAATCCTGAAACACAATTGCCAAATTTTAAATTAAAGGTTGGGCAACCAGACGAAATTTCTGATGAACCACTTCAACTTATAGAGGAAAATATAAATGATGATCCGAATTCCATATGGATTAGTTCAACAGATGAAGTAATTGAGCTTTTACCAGCGACGGCTGAATCAAAGGTACACTTACAATTTTACGACGACAAACCAAATGAATTTATTGGAAATCAGATATTTATCAATAGTGATAGACTTGTTTTTAATTCAAAGGCATTTGAAACCATGATGTTTGCGAAGAAGGCAATAAATTTAGTCACTGAAGGAGTATTTACTGTTGATGCTGATCGTGATATGACTTTGAATACACCAGCACAAATGATATTGAATAGTCCTAAGATTTATTTGGGTAGTGAAGATGCTACTGAACCTGTAGTATTGGGTGAAGCATTGAAGACATTATTAGAGGAAGTAATTGATATGTTATTAAAACATATACATTTAACTGGAACAGGACCATCCAGCATGATGATACCGCCGGAACAAGCTCAAATAAATCAATGGAAAAGCAAACTTAGTTCTGCTCTTTCAAAACAAAATTTTAGCTTGTAAGGAAACAATATGCCAATAAATTGGACGATTTTTAAACAAAATATAACAAGATACTTTGATGATAATATGCGAGGTGAGGATAAGGAAAATCCAACAGCGAAGGATGTTTCAACGAAAATCGCCAATGAATATGAAACTGCTGTGAAGTTAGGTGGAGATTTAATGTATAAGAATCCAGTGACTACATATAATAAACCTGGATTACAGATAAGTATACAAAATGCATTTGACATTGGACAAACTACTCCGTCGACCAGCGTCATCCCGACATTATTTGGTGGTTGGTTTTCGACTGGGTTGATTCAATTTTGGACTGGAGCGCAGTTGGGGATGTTAATTCCGCCTCCTGGTTCGGTTAGTATAATTTCAAATGTAGTATTGAGCCCTGGTGTTCCAGTACCTGTTATGAATATAAAAAATACAGAAAATAAGAATGAATTTGTAGATAGTATGATAGATTTATTCAAATTACATTTACAATCAGTGAGTGGATTAACAACAGCATTTTTACCAACTGTTCCGGCACCAACACCCACTCCTTTCCCGTGGACGGGATATGGTTAATATAGGAGATATTTGATATGGCTTTAACAAAAAAAGATTTACGACTTATGATAAGCGAGGCTGTTAGGGATACAATTATTAAGGAAATAAAGCCTTTAATAAAAAAGACAATCAAGCAAGAATTTTATAAGATATTAGAAGAAGCGGAAACTGTGCGTCCAACTAAACCAACAGCTAAACCAGTGATTGCTGAATCAGATGATTTGAGTTTAACTCAATTATTAGATTCTCCACTTGAAGAAGATGAAACTCGACAAGCTGTTCAAGAAAAAATCTTTAGTGGTGGTCGTGGTGGTAAATTTGCTGACATACTTAATCAAACAGCGACGGAAGTATCAACAGGTCAAACATTAACTTCTCCAGGTACAGGTGGACAACGAGAAATTGTATTAAATGAATCTCAACCAGAGAAGGCATTTGACTCGGCTAAACTTACTGAACAGTTAGGATATGGAGATGGATTTACTAAAGTTGGGGCTGGTTCAAGGATACCCGGAACTGAAGCAAGGTCGAAGGGTTCACTTGACAAGGTATCATTACCGACGACAAATCCAAATGGTTCTCCAATAGATTTTAGTAAAGTACCTGTAGACATAGTAAAAAATATGATGAGAGATTATAGTGGATTATTGAAAAAAACAGATCAAAAAGTAAGTAGAACGAGAGGTAATTAAATGGCTGAACCAATTGGAGTTGTAGTGCCTATACAACTTGGCAATACAGGATATTTTAATCAGACTTTCACTTCTATTGATGAAGCAAAGGCGAACATGTATAATTTATTATTGACTCAGAAGGGTGAACGACCAATGCAGCCTAATTTTGGAACAAGCATATATGGTCGTCTTTTTGAACCGATAACAAGGGATTTAAAGGCTACAATAGAAAGCGAAATCCAAGAAGCAATAGAAATGTGGTTGCCGTATGTTGAGGTAGTTGATTTAGAGGTTGATATATCAGACGTAAACATTGATAATAACCGTATAGATATTAAATTAGGTTTTGGATTAAAGCGTAATATAAAAGAATATGCTGAAATAATAGTAACATTTGCACCATAAACGGAGATAAATAATGCCAAAAAAAGAGGTGAGATATTTAGGTCGTGATTTCTCAGGATTAAGAGATGATTTAATGAACTTTTCTAAAGTTTATTTTCCTCATACATATAAAAATTTCAATGAAAGTTCGGTTGGAATGATGTTTATAGAAATGGCGTCCTATGTTGGGGATGTACTTTCTTATTATACTGACAATGCATTGAAAGAAAGTTTGTTATTATACGCTGAAGAAGAACAAAATATATATGCTTTAGCTCATACATTAGGATATAAACCATCTTTATCAGTTCCAGCATATACTGATATTGATGTATATCAAATTGTTCCTGCTGTTGGAACTGGGGCTGATGCTGTACCTAATTATCAATATGCTTTAATTCTTAATTCTGGAATGCAAGTACAAAGTGAAGCTGAATCGAATGTAATTTTTAGAACATTAGAAGATGTGAATTTTTCTGTATCAAGTTCTGATAATCCTACAGCAACATCAATATTTGAAACTGATGATAATGGGAATGTTACATTTTTTGTATTAAAGAAACCTGTGAGGGTGTCGGCTGGTGAAATTAAGAGTGTATCCTTTGCTTTCGGTGAACCAACAAGATTTGAAAAGAAGATATTAACTGAACCAAATATAATTGAAATACTCGATGCGACTGATTCTGATGGTAATACATGGCATCATGTTCCATTTCTTGCACAAGATACTGTATTTGTTCAACTACGAAACATCGCTGCTAATGATAAAGATTTAGCGCAATATAATGATACGGCTCCGTATTTATTGAAATTACAAAAAACGGCTCGACGATTTACTTCAAGAATTCGTGGTGATAAGTCAATGGAATTACAATTTGGTGCTGGTGTATCTGATGATGCTGATGAATTATTAATTCCAAATCCAGCCAATGTAGGTTCAAATGTATTTGGAAGTGTTACCTTTACAGATAATCCAATTGATCCAGCGAACTTTTTACATACGAGAACATATGGACAAGCGCCTCATAACACATCACTTACTGTAAATTATGTTGTTGGTGGTGGGTTTCCTTCAAATGTAAATCAAAATGATTTAACTAAAATTACTTTGGTTGATCATACGATTGATGATGATGCATTAGATACTGATATTTTACAACAAGTTAAAGATTCCGTTGCTTGTAATAATCCAACAGCTGCCAATGGTGGTCGTGATGGTGAAACAGTTGAAGAAGTTAGACAAAATGCCTTAGCACATTTTCCTACTCAACTTCGTGCTGTTACGAAAGAAGATTATATTGTTCGTGCTTATTCGATGTCTCCTCGATATGGAGCAATTGCTAAAGCATATATTTTACCGGATGATCAATTGTCTGAGTCACCTGATACAGCGCCATTAGAAGGAATTGACAGAACACGAGTTCCAAATCCATTAGCATTGAATATGTATTTATTGGGGTATGATAACAACAAACGACTTACAGTATTGAATAAAGCGATAAAGGAAAATCTTAAAGTTTATCTTGGGCAGTATAGAATGTTGACAGATGCAATTAATATTAAGAATGGATTTATAGTTAATATAGGACTTCAATTTTCGGTTGTCGCATTCAAGAATTACAATAAACGAGAAGTGATATTGAATTGTGTTGATAAATTGAAAGATATGTTTTCTATTGACAAATGGCAATTTAATCAGCCAATTATTCTCGCTGATATTCAAACAGAATTATTTAGTGTTGAAGGAGTTCAATCTGTTGTTAATGTTGAAGTGACTAATAAATGGCAAACGAGTGATGGGTATTCAGGATATATTTATGATATTAAGGCTGCGACGAAAGAAGGAGTAATTTATCCATCATTAGATCCTTGTATTTTTGAAATTAAATATCCAAATCAAGACATTGAAGGGAGAGCGATATAATGATTAGATTAAAAGAATTATTAACAGAGAAAACAGTTAAAGTAAAAGGATATTTCAAAAACGAAAAGGCTATACAAGATTTTATGGCTAAACTTGGTGCTAATGATAAAGTAGGTGATGATGTTATTGATGGTGAAACTGGCGAAGTAATAATGAATAAAGGCGAAACCAAAACGAAATTAGCTAAACGTGACAGAAAAAGTTTAGAAAAGTATGGTAACTGGGATAAATGGGATTCATTTACATTTATCAATGATAGAAATTCACATAAAGAGGACTTTGAAGAATATTTCAATGTAATTTATCGAGACAATGCTAAAGGTATGAGCGATGACGAAAAAGAAATGTTTCGTCAAGGTGATTATGAGTATGATTTTCAACTTCCAAGTAAAATAAAAAGAAAAGATGGAAAACCTTTTACTGATAATGACAAACAAAATATAGAAAATTTTGGTGAATGGTATGGTCAGTATGTTTTATCTGGTGGTAACATTCATATTAGTGTGGGTATTGGCAAAAAGGTCGCTGATGGCGAACCGCAATATATATAATGGAGAATAAATAATGCATTACTTTCTTTTCCCAGAAAAAGATAGCACAATATATGAAGATTCAGTAACACAGAATGCTGGGCTTGATCAGATATTAGAATTAGAAAAACGATTGGTTCATGAATTGGGTGATGTTCCGTGGAATTCGAGGATGTTAATTAAATTTGATTTAGATACCTTTTCTGCATCCCTTGATTCCGGTGAATTGGGTGGAACTGACATGAGATATTATCTTAATCTTTATACTTCTGAAGCTGTAGAAATCCCATTGTCGTATACTGTTTATGCTTATCCTGTATCTCAATCGTGGGAAATGGGTACTGGTAAACGGGGAGACAGTCCCATATCAACAATAGGTGTTAGTTGGGAGTTGCGTGATGGTATAACTCTTGCTGGTACGAGTGGTAGTACATGGGAAGCAACGGGAAGTGATTTCATAAGTGGTAGTGGATATGAAGCGAGCCAATCATTTGATTTTCAGACAACTGATCTTCATTTGGATGTTACGACTATGGTTGAATCGTGGTTAGATGGTACACTTGATAATCACGGATTTTTAATTAAACGAAGTGATGCTGATGAACGCAGTGTTCTTAATCATGGGAATCTTCAATTTTTCTCTAATGAAACTCACACGATTTATCGCCCAAGATTAGAAGCTATTTGGAAAGATTTTACATATTCTCCATATACAATAACGACAACGAGTCAAACCGGGACAAGCTCAATTGATGTTGATAGTAAAACGACAACTCCAATAATATCTTATACAACACTAACATCATATACTGGAAGTGGAATAAGTGTAAACACTGGATATTTTACTCAGAGTGCTAATATCAACACTTGGTATAGCGAAAGTTATTCGTGGATAACTTCTTCACTTTATTCGTATACATCGAGTTTGGGATTATATCACAGTTCCAGTGCGATTTATACATATACGACTGCTTCATCTAATATATATGTGAGTGCAAGTAATACATGGATCAGTAGTAGTTTTAATCGACCAGCTACTGTAAGTGATTTTTATACAGCGAGTCTTGGTCCTGAATATGAAAGCGGTAGTGTATATTTTAGTAGTGGTTCAATAACATCGAGTGATGCTGTATGGACATATAACTCTACAACTGGAGTATATAGCAGTCAAAGTTTAGTTGCTGTGAATGCAAATTATATATGGACGAGTTCGAGTTTATCGAGTTCGATTATAGAATCAAGCACGACGACACAGATGATGTATCCGATAACATCAGAAGGTTTTGTATCATGGATACCAAATATATATGATGAATATCGTCAAAATACAAAAGCACGCTTTAGAGTGAATGGTAGAGAATTGTATCCAAGAAAAACATATGTGACTGAAAGTTGGGATTATTCAAGGAATACACAATTTTTGCCTACTCAATCGTATTATTCTATACGGGATGCTTGGACTGAAACTGAATGGATACCATTTTCATCTTATACACAACTTTCGGTTGATACGTCTGGTAGTTATTTTGATTTACGATTGCAAGGATTAGAACCTGAAAATGTTTATAGAATTATGTTTAAGATTATACAAGATGGAATAGAAAAAATAATTGACAATGACAATATGTTTAGGATAATTAGATAATGGCTACTACATTAAAAAAAGCATTGGATGTTCAAGATCAACAAGTTTGGATAACTGACAAGAAACGTTCTCTTGATGGAGCACAGATACGTTCTCTTGATGAACGGTTGAAAGCTCAATTAGATACTCAAGCATCTGGAGGTATTGTTCCGACGAAACGGGATGAAATAGGAAACATTCTTTTGTATGAAGATCCAGTATTTGAAAATTCACAATTACAACGGACAGACCAATATATTTCTATTGGTTTAGTGAAACCTGATTATGATGACGAACAAGTAAAAGAAGTTTTGGACTTAGACATAAAAGAATTATTTACGACGGCTGATTTAAGTGAAATTGAACGTTTGAGAAAAGAATTGGAAGACGCTCGGAAAGATTTGAGGGATGCTAATGCACGAATTATTATTAATGAAACAATTATCCCAACTGCACCAACAGAAGAACGGCCTGGAGAACCTACTGGTTCATTTTCTGGAGAGTTTCCAAAAATCGTTCATATATTACCTGATTTAGAATCTGGGTTGCCATCTGCAAGCGATTTGAAATTTGGTGTTAATACATCAATTTTTAATGACGAAACATATACATTAGAAAATATGGGTTCTCCAAATCCAGTTAGTATTAAATGGTGGGTCATTGATCATATGTCAGAAATCGTATTTGCTAAAGGAGTTTCAGATACGTTATATGATGTAGAACAAGATATTAATGGATTTTCGTTTTTGGAATATTCAATAGATTTAGATGTTGTTCTTATGTTAGAAAACATTCCATCAAATTTTAATGGTTGGTATGTAAATGATCAATCTCAAGGAGTTCTTGAAGAATATACTAAATTTTCTGATGTGCCTGAGGTAAGATTTAGATTTATGAGAAGGAAGGGTACTGGTATTCCTTTCATTGATGAACATAGAAATTTTTATTATATTTTAGCAACATTTCTACGTGAACCTCCAGTTATTCCATCGGGTGATATTACTAAAGTCAATGTTACGACAGCAAAAATGTTGGATGGTTTTGTGGGAGTGAAAAGTAGCTTTAATGTGGAAATGAGTGTAACAGAATTTGATGCTGTAGGAAATAGAGTTGGTGGAGAATCCATAACAGTTCCGTATATAATTGTTGGACAAACCGGTAATACAGTTATGATCACGACTGACCCTGTTGTTAGCGACGCGTATATTACTGGAAGAATTGGCGAAGAAAATAGATACCGATTTGATGGTTGGTATGGTTCTCCAAATCATGTAACTGGTGTTAGTGCTAAATTAGGAAATGATCTTTCTATAACTGTTGAATTGAAAGGTGTCTACACAAACATTGTTGCTGGATATGTGATTGATGATACAGTACCAACATATCCACCATTAGATGATCCACCTTCATATGAACCACCAATGCCTGATCCTCCTGACGAACCATTACCTCCTGACGAACCAGTTGATGACCCTCGACGAGGAGATTGGAATTTTGATCCATCACCATAAAGGAAGGTGAATTAATGTGGAAATATAATGAAGTAATTGAAACGGAAAAAAAACCAAATACTCCCACACTAAAAAAATATCATATGTGGAAGGACATATTTTTATCATTTAATAATATTGATAAATATAAAGTTTGGTTATGTGGAAAATTTTTAGATGGCAATGATACAAAAGACATTGATATTGTATTAACAGACAGCGATGATATAAATTATACTGAAATTGAAAAGATATTAATTGATGGTATACGATTAGGATTAGATAAATTTAATATGTTTGTAGATGTTCAATATCAGCATGTTCCTCCATTTTATGATGGCGAAAAAACATTTGTAACAAAAAAATTAATAGCGACGAATAAAGTAATACAAGATAACAAAGTTTTAGTTGATTGGGAAGATGGAAAACAAGTTAGTGATAATTTGTGGGAATATGAACGGACGTTACCGTCTGAAAAACAATTAAAAAGAATACGTGGCGGATATGTATATAAGACACCGATTTTATTAAATTAGAGAGACTGATGGATATAAAAACATATAAAAATTTTGATGAAATAAAAGCTGCTACTGATCAAATTAGAGGTGAAGTATTTAAGCAAGAAGATTTAGATTTAATTTGGTTAGGCGGAGCAGAATCATATATTTTGGAAACATATGGAACGATAAACACTGATACGGTAGAATTATCTGTATATGATATGGATGATAATTTACTTTCATGGAATGTATTGCGTGAACCTCCACAGATATATAATAAAAACATTGTATTGTCTCCAGGTAAATCTCTTAGAGACTTAGAATTCAGAAGAGGACAGTATAGAATATCATATAATCTTTTTAGAAATATGCTTGGTTCATCTGAAGGAAGTAAATTATATATTGAAGAAATATCACCTTCGAGAAAAGAAGTTCGAGTTCGTCCAGTCAAAACAGCAAGTCCTGAAAGAAATATAATATTTAATGGGCAAGTAGAAAATTTTTCTGACAAGGGTATTGAAGCAGATCAATTTAAAATATTTTTTAATAGACAACTTAATTCTTTACAAGCCCATGAAGTAATTCAAGACAGATCATCGTATGAATATAAATTATTAGAAAATGATATATTAGTATTGAAGAAATCAACAATAAAATATTTATCTAATACTCTTTCTAAATATCATATGAAGATATTAAATATTGGACATCAACGACGATTGATCTCTAAAGCCGTAACACTCGCTATGACTGAAACATTTGGTGTTGGTTGGAATAAAACGGCAATTGCACATGTATTAATTCCATTTAAAGCAGTATTAAGTACATTTGTAACTGTTACTGATTATAGTGGAAATATCAATTATTATTTAAATTTTGGTAATAATAATCAGGCTGTTGTAACGAATTGGGTTAGAGATGACATAAAATATCCAGATTCACCATATTCAATTGTATTCAAATTATATGAATCATTACCAAAGGACATAAAAGAAAAACAGCAATTATGGATTTCTTATTTAATTAATCGTCCAGTAATTGAAAAAGTTTTTATGCTTGGATTAGAAAATGAAATTGAAAATGGATTCATAATAAGACCAGCAAATTTTGATGTTAATGTAGGTGGAATGACTGGTCGTGACACAGGTTATCAAACATGGACGGATTTAGTATCTACTCAGCCGACGACTACAGAAGCTGTTCTTGATTATTACATGAGCGCTTCCGATTCTGGTGATATTGAACTTAACATTGATTATTCTGATTACGCTAATTTCATTCATTTTGGTTCAGCTGAAGAACGATTGAAAAATTTTAAATATAAGCTTGAATTAATTGAATCTTACAATGCTAACATTGCAACAATAGAATCATATACAGCCAGTTTATATACGTCTCAAAGTGTTGCTGGGTTTCAAACAAAAATACGACAAGTAAAGAATGGATTTGATTCGTATGATAGGCATTTATATTATACATCTGGCTCACAATATTCTGGTTCATTAGTATCAAATGAAACATATTTATTTAATGCTATAAATGAGTGGCCTAAGAATAATACAAAATATCCATATACTTTATATGGAACAACAGCATCTGAAGCTACTGACTGGTATGCTAATCAATTGGCTATCACTCAACGATTTGATACTGACAATATCCATAATTTTAGAAATAATTTACCAGCGTACATAACGACCGACGAAAACAATGAAGATTACTTGAATTTCACATATATGATTGGTCAACATTTTGATACGACGTACACATATATAAAACAATTAACATTAACATCAAATCGTGATGAATCCTTGTATGAAGGATTGGCTAAAGATTTAACGTATCATGTAGCATCGTCTCAAGGTTTTGATATGTTTAATGGCAATGATAATGCTGATCTTTGGAGATGGGCATTTGGATATAATGAATATGGAACATATCATACAGGAAGTGTGAGTGGCTCAAATGAAGATTGGTTGCCATATAGTGATGTATCAAAAGAGATATGGTTAAGGATTCTTAATAATTTACCATATATTTTAAAGACGAAGGGTACTGAACGTTCAATTAAGGCTCTGTTGGCTTGTTATGGAATACCAACATCAATGATGACTATTCGCGAATATGGAGGACCTGATCCAAGAGATTATCCAGATATTCAAGATAAGTCGGCTTATATATTTGAAGATTTTGTTTATGGAGCTGATTTTGAAGGAAGCCAAAGTGTTGATTTTACTTGGGGGAATATATCAGGTAGTCATATACCTTATTCAACAGAAATTAGATTTGCTGCTGCTCCGACGACAAAACCAACTCAATCAATTTTTGGAACGACGACATGGGGAGTAACGCTTCATAATAATCAAGATGGAACGGGATATTTACAAATACAAGATGGTTCCTCTGCAGCAAGAACGGAAGATTATAGATATTTTGATAATGAATTTAATAGTATATTAGTTAGAATGAGTGGAAGCGACTTTGATGATGTTCAACTTCTTACGAAAAAAGCTGAATATGATAGAATCATTTGGCATTCATCGGCAAGTATTACTGGTGATATAACAACTGGTGGAACATTTTATATTGGTGGGAATGCGGCTTATACATTTGGTCAACAATTTACTGGTTCAATTCAAGAATTTCGTTGTTATTATAGTGCGCTATCAGAATCTACATGGAATAATCATGTGAGGTGGCCTAAGGCTTATAATGCTAATGACCCTAAAAGAACTTATTATGATTTGATATTACGATATTCATTTGATGATCCAAAAAATCATTCGTCTGATACTTCTGTAAGTGACATAAAAGCGAATCAAGGATTTACTACTCCTGGAACAGCAGTTAATTTTGATGATTGGGTGAATTACACACCGAGAACTGAAGAATTCGCTGCATTAACTCCTAACATCGGCGGTGGACGCTTTATAAAGAATAAAATACGACTTGAAAATAATGAATTGATTGGTGATTTAAGTCCTCGCCAACGTTCGGAATTAAGTTCATATGATAGAGCCCCAAATGATTCTGCTAAGTTAGGAATTTATTTTAGCCCATTAGATGCTATAAATAAAGATATAATAGCGACATTTGCTGGAATTGATTTGGCTGGCGAAATGGGTGATCCAAGAGATAGATACGAAGAAACATATAGAGATCTCGTAGAATTACAAACAGAATATTGGAAGAAATATACTGATAGACCTCAGGTTAATGATTTTATTAGAGTAATACGACAATTTGACCAATCATTTTTCAATCAATTGAGATCATTGATTCCTGCTCGTGCTAAACCTGTTATTGGTGTATTAATTGAACCAACTATACTTGAACGTGATAAAATAAAATGGCAAGCTCCAAGCTATGAACGAAATGATTATGAAGGAGATCCAATAAATGTTGAACATCAATTAACTCAGAGTTGGGATTACATTAAGTATGAAGGTAATTTATCATTTTCATATGCAAGTTCGTCTGAATATATATTATATGAAGGATTGCGTGATCTTGGATTATGGGCAACATCAAGTTATTATGTGGGTGAACAACAATATATTCCAATGGTTAAACCTATTCAAGATACTCAAACAGGTTCATTTACCATACGACAAGTTTATGCTTATATAACATCGTCAATTGATGCTGGTGGGGCTGTTACATATAGTCGTTTATCATCAAGGACTCTTTCTAATGGAACAATCATATATCACAATTATTATGATGTATATGATTTAGGGCAAGATAATTGGCTGTATGAATATAGAGAATTGAGAAATGATATGTGGTATGGTGGAACATTGAATACATTGAGTACAACAGTTGATGGTCGTGAACCAGTTGAAATTAGCTATACTAATCCTAATAAATTAAAAGCAACTGACACAGGACCAAGTAAAATACGAGTAGAATAAATGAATTATTTTTTCTAATTATATTTATATATGATTATAGAAGTTAATATAACACGAATTAAAAGGAGATTAAACGATGGGATATTTAGACAATTCCTCTGTCACAGTTGAAGCCATTTTAACGAAAAAGGGTAGGGAGATACTATCTAAAGGCGGAACATTGAATGTAAGTAAATTTGCTTTGGCTGATGATGAAGTAGACTATGATTTATGGCAGCCAGATCATCCATTGGGTACAAATTATTATGGAGCCATAATTGAAGGTATGCCTGTATTAGAGGCCCATCCAGACGAAACACAAATGATGAGGTATAAATTGGTAACATTACCTAAGACGACAACAAGAATGCCAATTGTATCGCTTCCATATTCGTCTATTCAACTTGGTAAAGATGGACAGCAAGCTGATATTGTTCCTTCAACGAGATATTATGAAGATGATACATTTGGGTATACTGCTATATTGGGTAATTCAAATTATGCTTATTTAGAAGTTAATTCTCCTGTGAATCAATCAATAACACCTGTTGTTCCTACATTTTTACGTGATGCCGAACTTAATCAATCAATTGTTAAGGTTGGTAAATCGTTTACATTGATTAGTAAAGATGTAATTGCTTATACACAAGATTATGTAGCAACGACATTAACAATAATTGGAAACAATACTGGTGCAACACAAACTATTCCAGTGTATGTTTATGCTAAAACATTACGACCAAGATCGACAATGCAATCAATTGACTAAAACATAGGAGAATATAAAATGGCAGATATATTAAGTGCCGGTGAAGAAGCTGCTCGTTTGGCAGCACTGGAAGCAGCTGATGCGGCTGCACTCAAGGCGGCAATGGGTGAAGACGGGGCTCGTGGTGGTATACCAGCTATACCACAACCATCAACTCAATTAAAGGTATATAGTCCGTTTACGGCTGATGATGTTGTACAGAATTTGAGTAGGCGTGTCACGACTGGTTTATGGACAGGAAATACTGGTAGTATATCTAATTTTTATACATCATCTACACAGTCAGGAAGTACTGGGGCTTGGTATTATGATGTATATAATCTTGATCCAAATACTGATTCAACAGCAGCAGTACAATTTTCTGTTACATATGGACATAGAACTGGTGGTGGATATTTTAGTATTGATAATGTGAATACATCTAAAGAACCTACAAAAGCAACGTATGCTCAATATAGGAATATATTACTTGACCCAGAAGATGAACAATTTACATTTGGTAATAGTTATTCAAGTGATGATATTTATGTAATTAATATACAACGGTCTCGATTGAAACAAAAAATGGATGCTGGTAATTGGGAATTGACATTAGTTAATGGATCGGAACGATTAAATTTAATTGATGATAGTGCTGATAATTATGATAAATATGTAGCGAGTACTGGTAGAATATATAATGTTGTTAGTGGGAGTATAACAGCTGGCTCAACGACTGTGGTTGAAACGTCTGCTGCTACTGAACCATCTGGTGGGATTGGATTATTTTATCCTGATAGAGGACTTATAGTTCTTAATCCAAAAGCTATAAATGCTTATCTTAGTATATCCGCGTCATCTGATGTTGATGCTGATGCCAACAATCATCAAGCATTATTTAATGCTATTGTTGATGGAGAACATTTTCAAGCACGTAATGAAGAAATCGTGACATCGACACATTATTTTGTTCGAGTTAAGAATAGAGATTATAATTTTAGTAACAATCCAACATTTTATACTTCATCTGATGGAGCATTAAAAATTAGCACATTTATTGGTGATCCAAAAGTTTATGTGACAACAGTTGGATTATATAATAATTCTAATGAATTATTGGCTGTTGGGAAATTGAGCCAACCAATTTTGAAAAGCTTTGACAGAGAGGCATTAATCAAGATTAAGTTGGATTATTAAATTCAATAAAAACAATAATTTATTAAGAAAAGAGAAACAATGAGCATATTTAAAGAACTGTCACCTCAAGATGTTTCGTATAGAGAATATTATGCTTATAAACAATGGGTTCTTACACAAGATGATTCTGAATTAAAACTCTTTTGGGCTTACGAAGAAACAGGTAGTCATTTTTATCCATTTCCAGAATTTGAACAAACAGGTTCTGGTGGAATTTACAAAAGAACTGTTTATAATAGTATAAAACATTTGTATTATTATATAGATAGTCGATTGGATTTTGCTGCTACCAATTTTTATAGTCAACAAGCCACTGGTTCAATATATTATAATAATTTTTATGCACCAGATCACAATTTCGGCCCGAACACATTTAACATTCATAAAAATTTACAAAATACGGCTGCTGTTATTTCTATTCCACAAGCATATATTGGTGATGGAATAAAACCTGGCAGTGTTCATGTTGAAGATGTAACACAAGGATATACTCTATATGATGATGAATACGGGAATTTGTATGATAAAGCAGATTCAGCGTCATTTGCTGCCAATAAAGAATCATTTACTGTGGGTAATGTTTTTTATGAACATGGAAACATTGTTTTAACAAGTTTAACTTCGTCATATCAAACATTTGGAACATCATCAAATCTTGTTAATGTTAAATTTAAATCGACACAACGAATATATGAAATGGAAGCATACTGTACTGCTAAGGAAGGTGAATTTAATTTATCTTGGAATCCATCGTTGAGAGTAAGTGGTTCATTAAATATACCTG